GTTCTCGTTACGTTCCCAGGCCTTGCGGAACTGTTTGATGATTTCGCCATCGGCAGTCACGTATACAAGACTATTTCCTTCTTTCTTGAGCATCCCTTTTGCTTCAGCCAGGTCTACCAGTCCACTATATGGATTCATACCTGTTTCGTAAGGAATCTTAACCTGTACACTTTCAAACGGTTTCGCATAACGAGTTTTCATGATCTTACAGGCAGCACGAATACCGCGAACTTCTGTAATCTTGTTACCGTCGTCATCTTCTTTCAACTTCAACTTCTTCATAGCAACCACAATACTTGAAGCATAGATAAAGCCTTGACCGCCTGAAATCTTGTCATCTGGATCAAACATGTCCTGACTTGCGTATGTGTGATTAGTTGCTACTAGACCAATGTTTAATGAACCAAACATGTTAACACAGTTACGAACTAATGCAGGTGTTAACAACATACCCAAAGAATCTAACACAAATAAAACTTTAGGACGAGTTTCTTCTGGCATTGCTTTGTATTCTGCAACAAATTCTGTGATAGTCTTTGCTACATCGTCAATCATAGCCATGTTAAGTTTTAACAACTTATCTTCACTGGTATCAACACCAAGTGCTTTTAACCAATCTTCATCGAGCGCATTTTCTGTATCAACTAGAATAGGATAAATGCCTTGTGCCTGTGCTGCCTTAATAAGATTGCCAGAGCAGATGTAAGACTTACCTGCGCCCGACTCACCTGCAAACACAGTTACCTTACCTAGCGGAACACCTTTATGAAAGTCACCGCTGATTAGATAATTTAATGCGTAATTGCCTGTGCTGACCCAATCTGTTGGATCGTTAAAGCCAATACTAAGTCCTTCAATGGACTTTGTAATTGACTTTCTAAATTTAGAAATATCAAATGCTTTTGCCATATTAATTATCCAAGTCCATTGAATTCCACTCTTTGATCACAGCAACAAGTTCTTCTTCTGTGTTACAAACAGTCTTAGTATTTTTCCAATCTTCTTTTTTGTCACGACCACCAATTTCAACCATCCATGCATTGTCATAACGATTGATAGTGATCGATTCATTTACTTTTGCTAATTTTGTTAATTTTGCCATTTTAGAATCCTATAGTGAGAAGAACTCGGGCGTAAGAACTATGTCTTAGAGGCCCGAGCCGTGTTAATTATTGTCCCTGACGGGCACGAATTTTAGCAAGGATATCCTGTGCTCTAGATGAACTTTCAGTACTTGCTGGTGCTGTCTCGGCTACAACAGGCTTAGATACAGGTGCTGGTTCGTCATCAACCTGATCATCTGCTACTGCTGCTCTCGCTACTTGTTTGTTAGGATCACCTGTGGCTGCTCCCATACCTGCTGGTTTGAAGTATTGTCCCCAACGATCCATGTCATAGGCTTCGCCATCAACAGATGCTTCAAACATCTCCTTCATAACCTTCAACTCAATGTCTGTAGGTTTCTTTGGCAAAAAGTCTGATAGATTAAAAAGACCATGTGATTCGATAGCAGCCTTTTCAACATCTGATAAGGAACGCTCTCTACGGCTCCACTTTGATGTAGAGTAGTCAGCAAATCCACCTTTGCTAGTTTTAGCAATACGGAAATCGAGGCCACGTAGTACATCAGTTGGCAATTCTTCAATTTCACTATCCATCAATGCCGCACGGATGATCTGATAGATCTGAGGACCAATGATAAATCTGCGGATTGGGTTCTCTGGTTGTGAATCTTCTTTAAGAGGATCTTCAACAACGAAACCTTGGAAAATGTATGAACGCTTTTTCCAATACTTACGACCCATGTCTTCTAGATTCTTGTCTTTGAACCAACCACGTACTTCTGATAGGATTGGACATGCTGTACCATCGTTGTACATTTCAACACAAGGAACTTGTACTTGAACTGGACGCGAATCTGTTTCGCCTTTGATACCTGCAAACGGCAATTTAATCATTGCACGTTCTACCCAGAAGAAAGTATTGTTGGTGTTGCCGTCAGGTAAGAAACGTACTACGGCTTCTTTGCCTTCTTGCATATTCCAGTGGGGGTAAATTGCGTTGTCGCCGCCGCTTGATGTAGAGCCTGTGCTCTTGTTTTGTGCTTCTTGAAGTTTAGCACGAATTTCTGCTAGTGTTGCCATTTTATAGCCTCCTTATGCCTTAATGTAAATGACTTGTTATATGCCTTTCGCATAACAGTATTATGCGCTTTTTATTTAGCAAGGTCAACTATTATCTGCTATTTTTTTAATTTATCTTACCAAAAAAAATCCACGTTAACCGTGGATTTCTTTGTACTTCAAAAGTGCCAACTGACGGGCTAAAAATAATCTCCATCTGGTATGTTCAGGAAGATCATCTTCATCCAGTTCTTCTAACTTTGGTCTGCTGTAACCTCTGTGTATCGCATCTTCAAATACGTACTCAATTTCACAATCATCAAATGTTAGAACAACTGATCGAGTTGGATTACTTCTTAGCAGGCTCTGCTTTTTTGGCGTCGCTTTTGACAGGCTCGACCTTTTTATCGGCAGGCTTACTAGCAGCAGGTGCTGGAGCGGCTGCGGCTGGTTTGGCTTCTTCTTTCTTAGCAGGTGCTGCCGGTGCTTGTGCAAAAGCGGATACTGCAAACAATGATGCTACTAAAGTTACGATCGATTTCATTTGAAATCTCCTTTTTGAATTAACGCCAGCAAAATTGCTGTGCGTATATATATAACGCCTTAGATAAAAATACGTTGACAATATTAAAAGAAAAAGGGCACCGAAGTGCCCTTTATGGATGGTTTGATAAATTATACGCCTGAAAGTTCTTTGATACGAGCCAATTCTTGCAGTTCTGGATTTTGTTCGGTACTCTGATGCGGAGCCATGCGTTCTACGAATTTACGAGCCACGCTTTCAGCCTGTCCGCCGAACTTCTTGCCTACCATGATCGCTACACCTTCTGGACCTTTTGGAAAAGTTCCGGATTCTCGATCATAAAATGAAGTTATAAATTCTGCCAATTCTTGTACATTTAATCTCTGTGAGTGTTCTTGATCAACGTCTGCCATCTGCGGCTCTTCTTCTGGCGACTCTTCTCCAGCCATTGGCTCTTCAGTAAAGTCCCCAAAATCTAATTGATCTACAACTTCAGGCGCATTGGATTCTAACCAATCTTTAACCAACCCTCTCACACAACTATCTTCGCCTTGTTCTTTGGCCTGTTGTTTAATTTGCTGATATAATTGAGGATCATCAATGATGCCTTTTAAACTTGGAATTGCATTGTTGCCATCTGCTCCTGCAGGAAAATGTTCTCCTACAAGTTCTTGTAATTCTTTCATGGCTGCTTTTTGTTCTTCCTCATCAGACGATGTAATAGCAGATTCTTCACCTAAGGTCATAACCCAATTTTCAAACTTGCTAAATGATTCGGCTTCGTCATCCTCGAATATTTCGGCTTCGTCGTTGGTTGTGCTTTCTTGTGTCATTGCGACTATGTCAGCGTAGCCTAATGTGCTTCCTTCCTGCATCAGACGATAGATAACAGGAAATACTGATTTAATATCTTCTTTGAAATTTCTAACTGTGAATTTTTCTTTGTATTCTTCTACAACGTCTTGTGGTATTTCTAAATGTTCTTGGGCTTGGAAATTTTCTTTGTATGATTCGTAATGTGTTTGCTTAGATAATTTCTGAATAGTTTCTCTTAGATCGTTTAGAGCCTGTGTACTACGTTCTACAATACCATTGGTATCTGAATTCATTAGATCGTTGCGAACAACATAATTTCCAAAACTCTTTAGTTGTGCAATTTCTTCACTCATTTGGATGATGCTTTTGCCAAGGTCATCATATGGTAGTCCGCCGTTGGCCACATGACGTTGCATGGCTCTAGCACCTGCTAGATGAATGAAAGGATATTTGAATCTTTCACCGTCTTGATTTTCTACAAACAGTGCAGAAATATTTCTTGTTCTTGCACCTGGTTGTGTATCATCCATCACTGCTTGACTGTGTTTGATGATAAGGCGTGTATCCATTAATTTCTGATAACTCATGGTTTTAGTACCATAAAGTGTGCTTTCATTCATGACTGATTCTCCAACGGGCTTTATTACAGTATTTGGTTGTTCTTTAGGTTTATTATGCTGACTCAAGAACTCGTAATCTCTTTTGTCTAAATTATCTTTGGCGATGTCTCTAGTATCAAAAGCCATTAATCTACGTTTGGCAAAGGTACGTAATTCTTTTAAAAATCCGTACCAATTATTTTTTTGCGGTGTGTCCATGCCTTCTGTTATGCCAGTGCTGAAATACACTTTCATAGAATTGTCTTCGGCTAGACTGATGCTAACATGGCCAATTGGCGTTTCACCTTCCATGTAATCAAAATCAAAAAAACGTGCTTCTTCTGGATTAATGGTAAGTTGACCGGTTTCGTCGCCTAATTTTAAACCGCGAAAACGGCTGCGTATTTTATAGAATAAATCGGTGGCAATATTGTTAGTTGCATTCATAAGTGTATTTATCAAAACCCTGTACTTACAAAAATTGGCATAGGCAGTTGATCTTCTGTGATTTTATCTGTCATTTTTTCATAAACTCTAGGATCCCAGTCCGCTAAGATAGCAGCCATGCGTAATACTAATAGAACGCTAGAAACTAGGTCATCGTGTTCGCCGGTTTTGGCTCCAAAACCTATGCCGTGTGCCACAAAGGTTTTTAATTCGCTGATCAAAGGCTTGCTGTGTATACGCATTTTTCCAGTTTCTAACATATGTTTTAGTTGGCTACAAGTACTGATCTTAGATTTATGGGTGGTATTAAAACCCTTTCGGAATCTGCGTACATGGCCTTTGCGTATAGGTTCTGACAAAAATAATCCCGGAAAGTTTTCTTCTCCTATATTACTGATACAAATTAAGGCACTTTCACCCACGGAGTTATTTTCTACTGAATAATAAATGGTAGGGTTGCCGCCTTTTTCTTTACCTCTGCTTGTGATGTAATTACATATTTCTCTAAGATTTTTAGTCTGTGATTGTACTGGGGTTAGATTATGCCGCCATTCTGCTACCTGTTCCATTGAAGGCATTTCGTAAACCTGTATGGCTGCATAGTCTCCACCAGTTCCTAGACTAGGATCTAGAGCCACTAGATATGTACATCTTGGATCAATATCTTTATACCAACGTGTTTGACCCATAGTCATTACAGGTTCGCTACCTTTGAGTTCTGCTAGTTTTACTGCATTGATCAGTGTTTCATCAAAGATCAAAAACTCACAATCAAACTCACGGCGGAAACGTTCTTCGCCAATTTTTGCACGTTCTATTTTTGCCCACTCTTCGTCTCTATCTGGGTGTTCTGACCAATGTGCAAAATAACTATGGAACCCGTTCATTCCTAATTTCTGTTCGTTGCCATGTTCGTCAAATCTGTTATTAGCCTCAGTCCAGATAAGAGCAAACTGGTCTTCGTCCGAGTTTGGAGTTGATGTAATAATACATTTACCGCCTGTTGACAATGTCGGTGATAGTGCAGTCCAGAACTCTTTGGCTTTTTCTGGAGGTTGTACAAACGCAAACTCGTCACAGTAAATTAAAGAAAGAGATTTACCACGACCTGTATTTTCTGTAGTTGTGGTTGCTTGAATACGACTTCCGTTATCATATTCAATTGTATTTCTATTATATGAATAAACTCCAGCACGAATAAAGTCAGGCAAGTTTTCATAACCGTATCTATAACGATTCATAATGTCCTGCGCACCTTCATATTTGTGAGCAGCGATCAGTACTTGTGCTTCTGGTACAAACATAGTGTACCAAAGTAGATAACCTGTGGCGCAAGTGGTCTTACCCATTTGACGTGGTAACATAGCGATACACTGCTTGTTTTCGTGATAGGCCTGTATCAATCTTTCTTGATATTCATAAGGATCAAATTTAATTGCTCCTCGAACAGGATGCTGTATCTTTAAAAAATTCTTGCAGAAGTATAACGGCCCTGTAATAGGATCCATACATGCTTCGAGATGTTTTACTTCTTCTAGTGTATATCGCTGTGGGGCATGAGCCTTCTTGATTAATACACCGTCTAATGATTTTGCCATATAATTATTTACTGAAAAAAATAGGCCCCGAAGAGCCTATTTGAGTTAGCGTGAACCACGCATTTTCTTTTTATTTCAAGATTTTTTTGCTTCTGTTAATCTACGTTGTAATTCTGCACGGATTTGAGCACGTAAATCTGTGCTTTCATATGCGTTAGCAGCCATTGGATTGTCGCCACGATATGGCTTACCACTGAAACTCTTCTTAGGCTTGTTTAGATCGTCACCATCGGGTATTGCAGCATCAAGACCTTTTGTCTCGGGCTCTGAACCGCCAATTGGTGAGTTACCAAATGCTTCTTTTTCGTCTTTTTTATCTTTCTTCTCAGCATCATGGTCGTCCATATCATGGTCGCCGTCGCCGTCAATGTCCCCCATAGACTTCTGAATGACATCAATTTTATTATCTGCATCATTGTCGCTTGGACCGCCCATGTTATCAGCATCTGGCTCAGAATGATCACCTTCTGGCTCACTGTCTAGATCTGGCAGCATCTTTAAAGGAGGCATAGCAGGTTTAATTGAAGCAATGCTTGGCATGTCGCCCATAGAAGGTAAAGGAGGAAGATTAGGTTTGTCCATATCTCTCCACATCCCATTTCATCTGTTACTTGTTCTACTGTAGATGCAGGTCGATCTAACTGCTGCATCTTTGCTAATAATTCTTGAAAATTCATAATTAACTCCCCATTGGGCTCTTAGTACCTGCTTTGTCGATCTTGGCCTTGGGCAGTTTGTATTCAGTCTGTCCCTGATCTTTTTTACGGGCCTTGCTTGATTTTTCTAAATCTTTCAGAAATGATTTATTAAAATCATCACCAAAATAATCTTTGTGTTTGATCTTGCCTGTGTTCTTATCAAGATCTGTTTCACTTAATAGTGCTTCGCTTTTTGTTTCGCTAGTGGCAATAACTTGTTCTTCTTCTGAAGGCTCGCTGCTGCCTCTTACTCTGAAACATGCTTCGTCTAATCCCATGCCTTTGATGTCCTGAATGATTTCTGGACTGGTAATGGGATATTCACAAATCACTTCAAATACATGCACTTCTTTGTTTTCCATTCCTGGAAAATCTAAAGGTAACTTTTGTATAGGAGTCGTAGTGATTTTTTCTAGTGTTAACACTTTACAACGATCAAGGCGATTTTTTAGGCCTTCTTGAAATTTTCCAGGAAGATCGCCCGCAACTTTTACCTTGAAACTGTAAACTTTTTGGCTTTCGGCAAGATATTGTCTAAAACTTTTCATATGTGTATTTATTCCTTACTGCCTAGTTTTTTCAGCAGTTCGTTGCGATCTGTTATGATATAACCCTGTCCGTTGATAACATCATTAGGGTCTTCATTGTTATCTTTGTCTATCTTATACTTTTTCAATTGAAGATCGACTGCTTTTAATTTTTTCTCTATTTTAGCGGATTTAGCATCTATAGCATTTTTTAACATGGTTCCTGCTACTTCAAAAATACGTCCGCTATACCTAACTTCTACATTCATGCCTAAATCCATAAGATCGTCATAGGCGTCTTCTGCTTTTTTTGCTAGACTATCTAGTTCTTTATCGTCTAATTCGTCCAATTCTTTGATCTGTGGTAAACCTTTGGTTATTTCAGCCACTGCTTTGTAACTTTCATCAAGGCTTCGAACTTCCTGATGCTCTTTGACTGGCTCTACAACTTCGGTAGGCTTTTCGGCATCAGATTCTAGATTAAATAATTCTTCTAATTTTTTAGTCATAATGTACTTATCTACGTTTTCCGCCTTGATGGAAAATGTCATCTTCGTTGATTACACGGAATTTCACACTCTGCTGTTTGCACCAAGCATTTGCGGCTTCCCATTTAGCCATATTTTTTATATATTGTTCTTGATTGTAAAGACTCTTACCCACACGTTCTAACATCATTTGATTGCTAGGCTTAACTTCTACTACTTCTGCGTGTTTTTTTCCGTTTTTATCTTTGTAAACTATAAAAAAATCAGGAACATAAATTGTATATCTGCCAGTTAACGGATCTCTATAAGGTATCTGTATGCTTTCGCTGGCCCAATTTTCTACACCAGGATGTTCATCTAACATGCGCATGAAAACAAATTCCCAACTGCTGCGAGCCAGTGGTGTTTTCTTCCCTACATATTTGTCAGGGTTCTTCATTTCAAAGCGACCCTGGGCAAATTTAGGCATAGATATTTCTTGTTTGATTTTGTTTTTCAACAGAAACTACTTTATATCCTAGTACGCTGGTTATGTTTCTGTTGTTGTTTAAGATCTCAGCCACTAGTGCGCTGATCTGTACACCGTCAAAAGTTTTTAAAGTGTCTAATATTTTAAACACAGACACACCATCGATCTTAGCCTGCTGTAATAATACCTGTGCAGTAACTATAGCAGCATCGTCGGAAAACCCTTTGCTTTGAAAAAAGGCAATGGCAGCAGAAACTTCGTTGGCTGTAAATTCTAATTGTAAGTTTCCGTATGTTTCAAAAAATGTTTTAGTAGCAGATGCACTATCGACATCTTGTTTGATAGGAAGGTTAGTCAACGTCATATTAATCTCCTCCTAATAGATTTTTCTGAGATGCTGTTGTGGTAGTGTCACTACCAGAATTCTTAGGAAAAGCAGCACCTACTACTCCTCCTATGGTATTAACTGTATTTCTTAATGTTGTAGGACTTGCTAACACATTAATGGCTTCTTGTCTTAGACCTTCTTTAGAAAGACTCTTGAAATTTTTTGCAGTGTTGATGGTTTTAATAGCAGTACCTAAAAATCCGCCTACGCTACCGAATGCTTCACCGCCTGCAACATCTCCAAATATAGATTCTAATCCGTCAAGCACACCGCCTTCACCTAGTAGTGTGGCTGTGCCGCCGCCTGCTACTGACAGTGGACTAGGAACATTGTCATAATATAGATTGGCAAATCCCTTTGGACTATTCCTAGAAACATTGCCTGTGCTGTACGCTACAGATTCATATTCTATATTCATAGAATTTTCATTGAATTCACTAGCAGCATAATCCATGTTGCCGTGATTCCAGGATGTGATTTTTGGATTGATCAATGTGTATCCAAGAAATCTTCTACGGCTCATTGTATAAATGCTGATAGATTTAAAAAAGTCTGTGCTACGACCTTGTCTATCTAGACCATATCGATAACTGTCAACTACTGATCCTTCAGGTCGCAATGCAGTTTTAAAAAACGCTCTCTCTGGATTGTGTCGATCTTGCACATATGATCCCATATACAATGCCCACAGCGCATTTATCACACCAGCACTATCATCGTGGAATGTCATATCGATAGCATCGTATGAGAAATTTTTATAGAAAATCTTTTTGCGATTGTATTGATTCTTGGTTACGGTTTCAAATTTAAATTTGGGCAAGTCTGTGGTCTTGATCAAATAGCCAATTTCGTCTGCGTGTTTATTGTTGAATACTGGAGATGTAAGAATGCTTTTATCTATTTCAAATCTCACATAGTATAGAAATTTAGTACGTGGTGCTAATCGATAACCGTTGTCTAGAAACAGTCTCGATGCATGTCGCCAATCGGCTAGACCACCCTTAGGTTTAAGTAATCCGTCGCCGACGCCGGTAAGAAATCTTGTAAATTTATTGGCCATACAAATATTTATGCCATAAAAAAACCCGGAAAAATCCGGGTTCTTTATCAGTCAATAAGACTATTAGGCTGCGCCGCTTCTTCCTGTTACTGCTTCGCCAAGAGTTCTTCCTACTACTGCACCAATACCACGCTCTGGGCCTGCACCGTTTGCACCAGCAAACTGTACAGCATTGTCATATTTCAATGTCAATGCGATAGTCATTGGCTCGTTGTTAGCATAATTAGCCTCACCGTAGTCAACGCTAGACAAGAAGCAACCATATAGTTCCCACTTCTCAAGGATGCTTGGTTCTAAAGCACCGTTACCGCCATCTAACATTTCAATGTTAGTTTGGAATTTATAATCGATACCTGAACGAGCACTTGCCTGTTCCATGAAATCAAATTGTTTCTGAATCTGCTGACCGACTAGTTTCTGCACTTGACCATTAGCATCATCACGTAGGTTGATAGTTACATCATCCCAGTTTGGTTTACCTGCTAGTTTAACCTTTGAATTGTAGATAGGAATTTCCATCTCTTCAAAAGTCACTGTAGGACGTTTTACATCGCTGACCTGTTTGGTCAATTCAGTGCTGGCCTCTACTCCGAAACCTAACAATATCACTCTAAAGCGATACTGTAGTTTAGGCATCAGCAGCGCAGTGCCGCTGGTGCCGTTACTAGTCGGAACTGAAATTCTATTAAGTGAAGTTAGTGCCATTTTTAAATCTCTCCTGTGTTCTTAATACGCAATGGTATGTAGATGAACTCAACGGCTTTGGTTGGCTCGATAGCAATATCTACATATAACTCATTACGATCGATTCTAGCATCAGTGTTGTTTGATTCATCGCAGACCACAGCAAAGTCATAAAGTGCTCTTAAGCCTACCAATTCTAACAATAGACTTTCTACTGCACCCTTAATCTCGTCTCTGGTAATCTTATCATTAGGTTCAAAGATATATGGGCGAGCCAATTTTTGTAATTGGCTGCGTAGATATACTACCAAACGTGCTACGTTAATACGATCCAACGCACTTGCGTTTCTTGCACGGGTCTTTTGACCGTATGCAACTAAACCTACTCCAACAAAGAATGGAATTGGGTTAACTTTTAGATCATACAATGTATCACGTTGACCTTCATTCAATGCTATGCTTTGGAATTCACCAGTGTCAGAGTCGATATAACCAACTGCTGTAGCGTTAGTAATACCGCCACGTCTTGTACCTGCTGGTGCAAACCATGGATAAGAAACTTGATCGCTTAGGGCGATTGTTCTTAGCATCATGTGCGATGCTGGAACAACTGCATTTGAACCGCCTAGGTCTGTGGTAAATCCGTTTGGATAGTAAACTGCGCAATACTCATCGTAACTAACGATACCAGTATCGCCGTTGTCTAATGCGCCATTGGCGTTAGTACCCCATGCTGTTAGGCTTGTAGCATCTGCTGGCAAGCGTAATGGTGTATCACCAACTACGAATGCTGTTAGGCCACGATCTAAGTTCAAGTTAATCAAGTTACTTAAAGTCTCTGGATATCCTGGGCAAGCGATTAAGTTAAAGTTTCTGCGCTCTTCGTCGCGAATCTCTGAACTTGTGTCAATTGTGCTCTTTAGTTTTTGTACAACTAAAGCACGTTGAGCCTTACGACCAAATGATCCTGAACCGTCTTCGTTGTTTGGAGAAGCAGTAGTCCAACGATCAGTCCAATAAGATGTCATTTGATCACCTAGAATAGGATCTAAACCCTGTGCTGCTCTTGATGCTTGGAATCTTGGATTATTTTCTGCTGTATTAACATAGTTGTTTTGATAACGCTTAACGTTACCACCACTTCTACGTAAGTTCCATAACAACATACCTTTTGGATATAGTGCTGGATCAGGAGAATGATAGTTGCATCACCTGATCCGCCATCAGTATTCCAACGAGCATCTGCAAACAGGATACCATCTTCTGTGGTTTGATCAGTTTTATCGATCAATGTCCATGCTGCAGAAGTCGTTCCTGCATTTGTATATCTGTAAATTGCAGGATAATTCTCAAGATCTGCTGTGCTGATCCACAAATCATTATCTACTAATGCTGTGCCATCACTTTGTGCAGTTGGCTCACTGGCGCTTACAATAGGACCCTCTGGATCTGTTCCAGTGTACAATGAGTATGTATTCTTATAACCAACCCATGTTGTACCATTGTGTACCATAATATCAACTTCAGAGAAGTTAGGATTGTACCATAACTGTCCGTCGTCTGCTTCTGCTAGAGGTTGATCACCTTGTGCAGCAAAGTTTTCTGTAGCCAATGGTTTCCAAAGTGTTGCTATTAACTCTGTTCCGTTATCGGATGTGTACAAATTAACTGTACCGTCTTGATCTTCTATACTGTATGCGGGGAGGAATGCTGATTCAACTACTGTACCTACTCCTCCAAGAACGAATCTCATATCACCACCGGCAGTATGTCTTACTATCACTGTGTTTGTTGCAGTAACTTCTGCTGTAACAAAGTTTGTGTAAGCAATAGGATTGGCTGGATCAGTATTATCAAATCCAAAGTTTGCCGCGTTAATTGCTGCTGCAAATGCCTGTGCATCACCTTCTGCATCACTGGCTGAATTAAAACTAACT